ATTGGTACAGATGAACCAGAAGCACACGATCATGAAGAACAAGAAGAAACTTGTGATGATTGCGGCAAGCCAGGTTCAGAATGTGAATGCCATGGGCACGATCACAGTGAAGAAGAATCACCGTGTGATAGCGAAGAACCAAAAATGAGAGTTATTAATCTTAAACCACAAAGTGACCAAGGTTACAATGGTATTGGTGGCGATAAAAAAGAGATATTAAATGCTCTTATGAATCGTTACAAAAGCCTGTAAACTTTTAAATTAACCCAAAACCCACATAAATAACTGCATGCCACAAGGAACGCAGGATTATAGTCTAACGAAAAAAGCATTTGCCAAGCAATCTTTTACTGAAGACCACATTGAACAAATTTCTAATTGTATGGACCCAATAGATGGCCCAGCCTACTTTATGAGTAATTTTGTAAAGATTCAGCATCCTACAAAAGGTGGCATAGATTTTGCTCCTTTTGAATTCCAGGAAAGGCTAATACATACTTACTCATCCTATCGTTACAGCATTAACATGTTGCCTAGACAAACAGGTAAAACAACATGTGCGGCCGCATACTTACTTTGGTATGCTATGTTTGTTGCTGACAGCACAATACTTGTTGCGGCACATAAGCACACAGGCGCACAGGAAATTATGCAACGTATTAGATACGCATATGAAAGTGTACCTGATCATATAAGGGCAGGTGTAACAGAATATAACAAAGGTAGTTTAAGTTTTGACAATGGTAGCAGAATAGTAAGTGCTACAACAACTGAAAACACTGGACGTGGTATGTCCTTGTCACTAGTATACTTAGATGAGTTTGCGTTTGTACCGCCAAGGATAGCAAGTGAATTTTGGACAGCATTATCACCTACACTAAGTACAGGTGGTAAGTGTATTGTTACATCAACGCCTAACAGTGACGACGATACATTTGCTAATATATGGCATCAAGCAATACAGCAAACAGATGAATATGGCGAAGAACAAGAAGTTGGCACAAATGGTTTTAAAGCATTCCGAGTTAATTGGCAAGAGCATCCAGACAGAGATGAACTATGGGCAAAAGCAGAACGCAGTAGGATTGGTGAAGAACGTTTTAGGCGTGAGCATGAATGTGAATTTATTATTTACGATGAAACACTAATTGATTCACTGAAATTAGTTGACATGAAAGGTATAGATCCAATTAGACGTAGTGGTCAAATAAGATGGTATGAACCTATTGATCCAAAGAAAATATATGCTTTAGCACTTGACCCTAGCACAGGAACAGGCGGCGATAATGCGGCTATTGTGTGTTATGATTTACCAAGTATGAATCAAGTATGCGAATGGCAACACAACAAAACACCTATTGAAGGACAAGTTAAACTGCTTAGAGAGATAGCAAAAGAAATAAAAAGTTACGGTGCTAATGAAATATACTGGACAGTAGAGAATAATGCTATTGGCGAAGCGGCACTAGTAGTCATTAGAGATACCGGTGAAGAAAGTTTTCCAGGTACATTCTTACATGAACCAAACAAAGTACAAGGTAAAAAGAGCAGGAAAGGCTTCCACACCCATCATAAGAATAAAATGGAAGGTTCTTTAGCAATGAAACGGTTAATAGAGAACGGCAAATTAAAGTTGCGTAGTAAAAATATAATAAAAGAATTGAAAGAATTTGTAGCACGTGGCACAACATTTGCGGCAAAACCCGGTGGCAGTGATGATTTAGTTATGGCTACTTTAGTTACAGTTAGAATGATTACATATATAGCACAATACGAAGATGCAATATACGATGAGATAGAAACAAGTGTTAGTGATGATGACGATTGGAATGGTCCAATGCCTATAGGAGTTTTATAATCTATAATTTAGATAAATACTAATATGAAAAACAGCGAAGACTTAGGTAATGAAGTATTTGAATTCTTAAAAGGTTTAGGAATAAGTATCGCTCTATCTGACAAACTAGGCGAAGAAACATTAGATGCTGAAGAGGCTCACCGTTTTTACAGCCAAGACCCAAACATAATGATTACTATTGATACTGATAATAAAGAATTAAAGTTAAGTAAATCAAAGCATGTTGAAGATGATAAAATGGATAGGGTACACGAAGGCATTAAAAATCTTGCTCACAAATACGCATTTGATTTTGATTATAAAATTTATGGAAAAACGATTCAACCTAAGCACTCTGAATATAAATCAAAGATAAACAAAATGAAAGATCTAGAAGCAAAATTAGACGAAGCAAGTTTAGGTAAAATGTATGGTAGCATGAAAACAAGTTACCAACCCTTAGACTCAGTAAAAATTATTGTTAGGCACGGTAAAGCAGTTAACGAAGAAGTTAGAGGCGCAAGAAGTAGACAGATATCAAAACTGTTTATTCAAAGAGCAGATGAAAGATTTGCATTACCGCATAAAAGTTTAGCAGGTGCTAGAGCAATGGCACGCCACGTATACAACGGTGGCGAAGTACATGACTCTGTAGGTGCCTCTATTAATGAAATGGTTAACAACATTGATCACTTATCAAAATTCACAAGATATGTGGAAAACAAAGGTCTAGTAAACGAAGAAAACAATACACTAGTTGTACTAGCAAAAGAATCAGTACAAAACTTAAGACACTCACTTAAAAAACTAAGTGGTGCTAAGTCATACGCAAAAGCAGTAGAAACAATTGACTTTGCAAACACATTAGAGATTACTAATGAAGAATCAGATCTGACAGACTTATTTACAGAAACGCATGTAGACGCAAGTGTAATGAATGCATTTCCAACAATTAATAAACTGTTATCTGTACAGCACAAGATGGACGAACATATATCAAATACCATTGATAACCTAGTAATCCAAGTTCCTCTTTCAGAAGAAGGAATTGAATACCCTAGTAAACACTCTGAAATAGCACACAAATTATCAGTAATTGCTGAGTTTGTTGAAGACAAAGTGTTAAAGAACTTTATTGAAAATTGTAGTACAAAGATCCTTAAAGGCAGTAAACTAGACGAGAACTCATTAACTAACATTAAGAAGTTAATATCTAAATCTAACATGGAAAGTGCTTCAAGTAGTACAGAAGAAATGCTTGAATTCATCAATTTTACCAGAAAGTTAGACAATATAACACAAAGATAATAAATAATATTTGTAAAGTTAATATAAAAGAAATTTTAAATTAAATTACATAACATGGCAAAAAGAGGTTGACTTTAACCTCAAAAGGCATTATAATAGGCACATGAGTAGAAATTAATTTTACTCAGAACATGGCAATCATAGGAGAAACACATGGCAAATTTGGCTGAAATACGAGCAAAACTAGCCGCAATGGACACTAAGTCCGGCGGATCAAGAACAGGTGGCGATAATGCTATCTACCCATTTTGGAATATATCAGAAGGATCTAGTACTACACTAAGATTTTTACCTGACGGAGATTCCAGTAACACATTCTTTTGGACAGAACGACAAATGATACGTTTGCAGTTCCCAGGTATAAAGGGTGGCGACATGAAACCTACTACTGTACAAGTACCTTGTATGGAAATGTGGGGAGAACAATGTCCAGTACATAATGAAATTAGACCTTGGTTTAAGGACGCTTCATTAGAGGACATGGGTCGTAAATATTGGAAGAAAAGAAGTTACATCTTCCAAGGGTATGTAACAGATAGTCCACTTCAAGAAGATACAACCCCAGAAAATCCAATCCGAAGATTTATCATTGGACCACAAATTTTTAATATTATTAAAGGTGCGTTGATGGACCCGGATATGGAAAACATTCCAACAGATTATGTAAACGGCACAGACTTTAGGTTATCAAAAACCATGAAAGGTCAGTATGCTGATTACAGTACAAGTAAATGGGCAAGAAAGGAAAGATCTCTAGATGAGACAGAACTTGCCGCAGTAGACACTAACGGTCTATATAACTTAAAAGATTACTTACCTAAGAAACCAACTGAAGCGGAAGTTGATATAATTTATCAAATGTTCCAAGATTCAGTTAACGGTGAGTTGTTTGATAACGACAAATACGGAGAGCACTTTAGACCTAATGGTCAATCTGCTCCTGTGAAGTTACAAGCAACAACTCCACCGGCACAAAGCACAACTCCAGTAGCACCTGTAACAGCACCAGCAGTGGAACC